GTTCTAAACAAAACATCTTATCATTATAAGTTTCTAATATCTCTTTACTTATGGTAAAAAATGGTTCTTTCAGCAAATGTAATTTTGTTGCGTCAACATATACACTTGAATCAAAAGGGCAATTTATCTTGAAATATCTTGATGATCTTACTGGGTCACCACAATTTTTTCCGGGCATGATCTTCCATGGTCCCACTGCTTCTGCTTCACCAAAGCAATAGTATTCATGACCATCAGGCATAGTCTCCGGCAACTTGCAATAATTATTCGTAATACAGGTGTAAATTATCACTGAACACTTCGCATGAAATCGTGCTTATGTTTTATATAGATCTTTGACATTCCAACGTAAGATCTCATAGCATTTATAAATTCATGTCTATACTGCCACTGGTCAAGTGCTCCTCTCTGCGGATGCTTACCTCTACGTCCTACCTTATTATAGTATCCAAGTGCAACACCACAATCATTTCTATCTTCAATGATCTTAGGATTCAAATCATTGAGTTGCAACGCAGCATCAAAAGACACCTGATCTCTGTTCACTCCTACCTCAAAGTAATGCCACCATGAGTCACCAAACGTAATCGTTTCATCATTTATTGTTCTGTAAATTATAGTGCCAAGAGGACTTCTGTATTGTCTAAAATTATATCCGTCCTCAAATAAAATTCTTGTCAACTCTATTCCCTGATCAAAACCAAAGAAAGAGCATTCAAAACCCTCTAGCATTTCATCATAGTAAGAAAACTTATTAGGATGTCTTAGTATGGTGAATGGGAACCTACTCTTTGCCAAGTCAACAAACTCCTTTGTCATGACGTAGCAAGCATCAATCCAAACAGTATCTTCACCCTTGTCAAAAAATTTATGTGGATTTATTTTTGGATAAGCAGATAATCTTCTTGGGCAATCTATACTTACATCTAATTTTATAGACTCCCATGGATGTTGTGGTGTGATTGATCCATCATGAAACATGACATACCTTACATCAGGATCATAATAATGATCTGGTATCACATCATAACCATTTGTGATGCAGGAATATATTATCATATAATACCAAACACTTTCATATAAAATTCATGATCTGTAAATTTTGCATATAATTTTGGATGCAATCCTGTGATCGGATAGAGTGCCTCAAGAAATTCATCTTTACGAAGGTATTGTTTCTTGTCACCGTGTTGAGGATGCAATCCTCTTCTACCAACCTTATTATAATACCCAAACTCTATTCCAGAACTATCTCGTTTATCATAGAATTTAGGAGTGATACCTGTAAATTGTATCGCTGCATCAAATGGTATATTATCACGATTGTATCCACGATTACCCCACTTGTACCATTCCTTGTTAAATTTTATCACATCATCTGTCAATTTTCTCCATAAAATTGTACACTGAGGACTAGAATATTTTTTGAAGTTATAATTTTCATCTGACAAATCCTTAGACAAATTTAATATTGTTGACTCAGCGAAGAGAGCACATGTATAACCCTCTAAAACCTCATCAACATATGTAAATCTCCCTCCATGTCTCAATACAGAAAAGGGGAAAGACCTCATACTATTATCTACAAATTCTTTAGTTAATTTGAAACAAGCATCAATCCATACAGTGTGTGAATCTTTAGGAAAATATTCATGTGGATGTGCTTTCACATAATATGAAAAATCTCTTGGATCTTCTATGTCTAAGTCTAGTTGAATGTATTCCCATGGACCGACGCTTGTATCAATGGTGCCATCATGGAAACAAACATATCTAACTTCTTTATCATAGTAACTGTCTTCTGGGAACTCATCATAAGAATTTGTAATGCATGTATATACAATCAATTGACCTGTGATCTGATCTTTGTATTTGTATGGGGGTTCTTTATCTACATTTAGATCTAAGATTCTTGCAACTTTCTCTTTGAATGCTAATGTGTTTTTGTTAGTAAAAATTTTATAGGAGTCATTATATTTTTTATCTCTAGTTGAATCATTCAAATCTACTTGAACTGGGACTCTTGGTATTCTTTCACTACCAAAAACTAGATACTCTGCTATCCCTGCTGTTGCCTGTCCAATATGGTGACAGAACTCCCCATCTACAAAATGATAGTTCCAGTAATGCTCATTCCATTCTCTTACTCTAGGTGTATTGTGTCTCCAAATACAACAGTTTATTGTATGATCAAAGTATGCTGATTTGAATCCAGATGCAGCGACCTTTTCACACCATCTATATAATCTTTCTTCTGGCACAAATCCGCATCGATATGTCTTCAATATCTCTCCCAACAAAGTTCTCTTAGCGGGATGATGCATCTGTGTGATCTCACTCCTTTCTAAAAATTCTTTTGAATTTTTTACAAACTGCATTGTCATAGGATAACAACCGTCAATCCACACATGAGGTTCATCAAAAAACAAATGCGACATACATCTTGTGTGATATGCATTCAGTATTGGGTCATCATACTTACAATCTAATTCTATGAATTCCCATGGACCTGTTTGTTCGATGGGTTTATCATAGAACATCACATACTTGACATCCCGACCATAATAATGGTCTGGAATTTTGTCGTAAGCGTTTATATTAGCAGTAAATATTATAATCGTTCTTCACCATTGAGCATTCTATCAGGTTGTGGCACCCCTGTTGATTCTCCGATAACTCTGTGAGTCACATTGCCGGGTTCTCTAAGGAACCAACCTGTAGCAATATACTTTGGAATATCTCCTGTTAAAAATCCTCCCCGATGCATGTGAGTATATGTTGCTGGCCAAAATACTGCTGTTCCTGTTGTTGGTTGGATTGAACACTTTTGATGTAAGAAATCAGTTGCTCCACCACTCTCATATGGAATATCATTCAAGTAAATCATCCATGTAAGTGCTCTATCCCTGTATATAAATGAACCATCTTCACAATGCCATTGGTGATACCCTCCACCCGCTTCTGTTTTTTGCACCTTCACTGTCCATGATGATAGAGGATCAGAACTGTCAATAACCCCTTTATATTCTTTAGTATACATATCAAAACCATTACTGACAACCAAATTAGTACTGGCAGCGAGACCGGGATCTGCTACTTCTAAAAATAAACCTAAATCTTTCCTTCCAAGATTACCTTTTGCAAATTGTTCTTCTCCATCACCAATGGTATTGAGTGAGTGACTACCCTTCAAAACATTTTTTACCATTTTTTGTTTATTATACATTTCAAAGGCATCAATTAGTATATCACACCATTCTTTACTCATATAATTTTTGACTACTCCTATCCCCTCATTGAACTCCATTTTATGTTCTACATTTTGAGTGATGAGTTCTATATGATGTTTTGGTGTATCGGGTTGTTGTGTCTCAGGTTGTTGTGTCTCAGGTTGTTGTGTCATTTTGAAGTTGTTGGTAAACGGAGGGTGGAATACGTCCGACGTACTCATCTAATTCCATAATTTGATCAAGTAAAATATCTTGACCGTTGAGTTGCCAGAACTCTTCAAGTCCTTGCTTGCTATCCTTGTGAAATATATCTATGTGTTCCTCATGGATTGCAGAACCCATATCTAATCGATAGTTGAATATAGGTAAGGCATAACCTTTACCACTATCTAGTATCAAATCTTCTGACACTGCTCGTGGTTTTATATTCTGATCTATCTTCCACAAATCACCACGCTGATGACATCTTAGCACCTTTGTGGCATGATGTCTAGTGATGATATAACATGCTGCAGAAAAATCATTTATAAACCTATGGTGTAGTTTTAGTTGAATACCATTAGGATTTATAATCGTAAACTGACAAGTATCAAAATTTATGGGTAGTTTTTTTCTAACATCTTTCCACGTAAACGTCCAGTGTCTTGCAGGAGATAAATCAATATCATCTTCCATGACAATTATCTCATCATGATCTGTCTCTTCCACGAAATGTTTGAGTGCTGTAAGATGAGTTAGAACACAACCTATCTCACCAGAATTCATGTTATCTGGAACTCTACCTTTCAAATATGAAGAAGGGTCGTCTTCCTTACCATCAATACCTGATACTCTTGTGTGATTTTCTATGCCCCAATAATCTAAATGCTGCAGCATATATTCTTGTCTATCGGTATACCTATCTAAGTTCAACCAGTAAACATGGGGAAGACCTGTGAGTTTATATTTACTTTTGTTTTTGTCCACGTCGCCTCTTCACATAATCTTGTTCATTGTAGTAAGTTTCAAATCCTTCTTTATTTTTATACTTTAGTTTCTCCCATAATGCTCTATTATTTTCTATGTGAGGATTAGTGAACCATGAGTTGCTAGTTCGTTTGTGTTCTAGGTGATAGATAACATCATTTATCCTGATTACATCAGAGCATGTATTAAATCTCAAGTATCTTTCATCATCTTCATATCCATATGATACAAAGTTTTCATTCTCCATTCCTAATCTAATGTATTCTTCTCGATCAAAAAATTGACAGAAACCAAACTTGGCATCATACTCTCTCATTTTCCCATCGAATGCATGAAAATTGAAATTGCTGTTGATAAAATTGCTAACTGTTTGGTCATCAGCGAACACTTGCCACTGAAACATACCATAACCGTATGGATACACAACCTTCACAGGTTGTAATGGAGTTCCCTCTGGTGAATCTGGTGGCAGATATCCTTTAGATAAAAATGTGACAGCATAGAAATGAGTTTGAAATGGGAGAAGCACATCAATATCATAATTGCATATGAATTTTGTGTCTGCCATCATAATCATATCATTAATCAATCTTGTTCTATGAAATGTGAATTCGTCAGTCTTCTCAAAAACATGTGTCAGATTACTAAGTTCCTCTTCTGAGCACACGATTTTTAGTTGAGGAAGAACAGACTCTTCAAATATAGATTCTGCATCAAACTCTTTCACAATGATAGGGGCATTTATATTCTTCAAGAAATATACAAGTGTTGTCACAGCATTTCTCATCCTATCATCAGTCTCAATCCTCAAAGGAATAATATAGGTGCAGTCAGGAAGATCCATCTTTGAACTATCTTCTAAGGTCTGCAGATCTTTACCCAACTGTGGTGGTTCTTTTTCCCTAAGTCTTTCTTGTTTCGTTTTCTTTCTCATAAGACCTCCCAATTATCACAATATAGATCAGATGTGATGTGATTTTTAGTATACCCTGTGCCAAACCATTTCTTTGGAGCAATGATTCTTTTATCAGGATTGCGTGATAGATATGATCCCCACCAAGAGAATGATGAATTGGCAATAATAAAATCAGAACACATCGTCATCATGCACAAGTCTGCAAGATTGTCACCACCTTCTGATACAAGGAACCTGTCGTCAGGGAACTCAGTGCTACACCATTTAGGATCATCAGAAAAA